TGATGTTAGAATAGAATTTGGAAGTTTATATGATTCGATGGTAGTTGGTGAGGATTATAATTCAGATCAAAGACCAAATTTAAAACATTATATTGAAACATTGGAAGAACCTGGAAAGAGTGTTTTACAAATCGATACAGAATCAGAATCAATACAAGGAGAAAATCATCCTCTTTTATTACCTAATAGTAATGTTGCAAGAAATGCTCAACAAAATATTGATATGTCAACAGTACCACCATCAAGAGTTAGTGACAAAGATAATTTAGATACAGAATCAATGGTATCAGCATCTCCTATGGAAGATGTTAAACATGAATTACCATATCCAAGACAGATAGGTTGTGATGCACTTGAAAGGTTATTGATAAAAGAGGGTTTGACTTACGATGAATTTGCACATAAATTTTGCAACCCTAACGAAGATTGGGATAATGATAGAACTCTTAATGTTTTTATATTACCATGTAATTCTGTTTACACAGATGCTGAAATAAAAGCCATGTATGAAAGAGGAGAACCGGTTACAAGAACACGAGGTCCAGAAACTGTATAAATAGAAATAAAATAACAACAAAAAGCAGAAAAGGTTAAATAATTATAACCTTTCCTGCTTTTAATTCGTAATTAACAAATTGTATTTCTTAAAATCATTGTTATATAAAATGCAACATATAAATTAATCATGAATCTTGATTGACTACTTAATCGTTCATAACGATCTTTATGGTTAATATCATCAATAATTTTCCCAACAATTAATTGAATTTGTTGTTTAAAATATAAAGTCGATGTTGTTCTTTTAATCGACATTAAATTCCTCAAAAATGTAAAATATTCTTTTTTACATAACATTTTAACATCCGTTAAATTCTTCAGATATAACTTCAAAATATTTTTAATATCATCTAAATATTTAACATCTGTTAGAGAACTAGACAACAGTGTGGCTAATGACATATTTATTTTAGTTATTGATTTGGCATCCATTATTGCCTTTTTATCTATGTATTTATAAACACATATTTTCTTGGCAATTGTCTCTATGATTCTCTGATGTTTATCCTGAACCAATTCTTGATATTTTTTACTATCTGTGTCATTTTCACTCTCATAAGGATTTCTGATAATTGTATTTGACTTTGTTGCTTTATAATAGGCTTCTGCAAAACTCTTAATGCTCTGAGAAATTCGTGTACGGGTCTCGGTAATCATTTTACCAATTTCTTCGGGATTTCCCTCTTTAATTCCTTTCGTATATCTCCTCATAATTTCTTTGGACATGAAATACAAAGAATTTGATACCGTTTTTTCTCTGGAAAATAAATGAGTTTTGGCCAAGTGTTCCAGTGCATATTTAAAGGCATATTCATTACAAAAACTAATTTGTTTATGAATTAAGTTGGCATAATTCCTAATAATAAAATATGCCATTGTTGTTGTATATCCTGCAACATCATTAACTTTGAGAAAATAAAACATTATAAAAATAATTAAATTGGCAATTGGATCTTTTTGAAGAAGAAATTCTGAATATTTGGTCCCTTTATAAAATCTCTTGACAAAGGTTTTAGCATCCTGTTCTTTCAAGCCTGTTAAATGTAACAACTCAAAATAATTTTTTTTTAGTTTAGGGTAATAGCAGGGATTAGAAAGTTCGGTTAATTCATGTGCTGTTACTTTCATTAAAAATTTTTTAAGACTATTATGGTTTATTTTTGTATTTTGAAGTAATGTTTCCATTACACGATCCTCACGTGAGACCAACGTTTTCTAGTTTTAATATGAGAAATTGTTTGTTCACTTATAAAAAATTTTTTGGCAATTTCTTTTTGGTTTAAAATTTTTTCTCTTAAATCCTTTAATATATTAATAACTATTTTTTTTGTTAATATTGAATTTTGGCTATTTTCACCTTTCATTTTTTCTGATCTTTTTATGTTTGATTCTTTTGAATGGTGTTTTCCATAAAATGGATGTTTTTCATTACAGTTTATTTCTGATAATATATTCTTTGTCTTTTCTGAGTGGTGTTTTCCATAAAATGGATTATTTTTTCCCATTTTTAAATTAGACATTTGTCTTTTTGTTTTATATGTATGTTTATAACCACTACTTCCTTCACCACCATTAGTAAAATTAATTAAAGGTCCAAATGACAAATCGTTTCTTCCAATAATATTGATTAATTCAGATTCTAAAATAAAGGATTGTTTTTCAGTTAAATTATCTTTTATTTTAATAATAATTGGTTTTAAATTACAATTTAATATTTTATTAATTTTATTTAGAAAATATTTATTTCTTCCCTCTAACATTTTTAATCTATTCCCACATCCTTTACCAACATAAAACGGTTCATACTCAAACTCATATGAACCATATTTATAATTTCCAGATTTTCTTGGATTTAAATAAATATATACATAAAAATTATTTTCCATATTAAATATCCTTATGTTGTTAAAATTCTGACAGATATAGATCCAGTTGTAAAGAAAACGTATTCTGCTCCGTATGGTAATAATTGAGCTTCTGTCAAATCATCTAGATCAAAATTAAAATAAATACTCGATGCTGGAGTGATCAAAGTACAATAAGCAACACCATCAACATCCTGAACAGTTTTAATTATTTCAGAACGATGTATTTCAACATTTGAACCAAATCGAGTGCTATATGTATCAACTAAAGCTGCTCTAACACTGTTTGTTAATTCTGGATCTGATCCTGAATATGTATCACTTTTAAATACTTCTAATGATAATTGTAATGGAATATCATAAATTGGTAAAATCCATTCATTACCGGTATATAAATATCGTCTTGCTCTATCAGTAACGTATACAATATCATTTGAAGTTGGTTCTGTAAACGACCACGTTACACTTGAAGTACCATCAACAGCAGTTGCTTGAGCTATTTGATTTTTATAAGTATCTGCTCGATCACTACACTCAGCAACAATATATCTATCACCGACACTAACCTCATTGGTTGGCAATTCAGATATGTCAGTAACCTTGAATTTTGTTGTTTCGTTTAATAACATATTATTCATTTTACCAGTTGTATTTGTAAATTTTAAATTAACAAAATCAGTTAACATTCTATAGTTAATAAAATCCATGTTTGTTAACATTGATTGAAGAACCTCAGCTTCAAAATCGGCTTGAACAACAGCAGTTGAATCATAATATACTTTTTGAATCACTGGTATATCATAAACTGTAACATTTGTTCCATCTGAATCAATATTGCTTAACATGAACGAGTTAAGTGATTGTCTAAATGTTAATGTATTTGAATATCTAGAAACGTTGTTTCCTAATGAATCTGATAATGTGAAATAAAATGTTTGTTCGTCTGCTGGTATATCAGTATAATCAGTAAAGGTATATATGAATTTTTTATTAACTGGATCATTTGTCATTGAATAAGAAATACCACTCGACAAAATACTCATTTCACAATCTGCTAGTTCATAATCACTTTCTGTTGATGTATATGATAACTCAAAAACACCAGAAGAACCAGATCGATATACTTTTAATTGGGTTGCAATTATATCATATAAATTTTGGTTTGCCGGTGGATCATAACTTCTGACTAATGATGGAACCTGTATTAATTCATTTAAAATATAACTATAATAAGCTGTTTCATTTGTTGTTGAATCAATTGACATATCAAACAGGGTATAATATTGTTCACTATCAATGGTAATAGTTGCACCTCTTGGAACATATGTTGTTGTAATTGGATATGTTGTATGTGCATTTCTCATAGGAACAATACCACTATTGTAAAGTAAATTTACAAAAAGTTGAACCTCATTAACCCGAACATCAGATCGTTTTAATACTGGTAATGAGCTTTCTGTGATTGGTGAATTTGGCATAATAACATTTGCATTTACATAATCTGTTTCACTAACCAATCTACTAAGTGACGTTAAATTATCGATAGCATTTCGTCTGATTTCTTCAATTGATTCTTCATCTTTACCACCGGTTGCTGGAGAACTATTTACAACATTATAATTAACAACTTTTGTTATATTGTTATCAGTTGTATATAATCGATTACCCCTATTAATTGATCCTGAAATAACATTACCATCTATACCCAATGTTTCTTGAACGGTTACACGAACGGTTGATCCTGGTAATGGTTGTACACCAATAAGACCATTTCCAAAATATAATCTTCGACCAAAATCTGTTCGTCTGGAAACATATCCATAATCATCAGAGTCCATTAAATATGTACTATTAAATTCTGTATAATCTCTCCATGATGATCCCTCTGGATCTTTGACCTCTACTCCCATTGTTGACACTTTTCCGGTTAAAGGAACATCAATATTTGTAAATTGATATTCTTGTAAATCACTATCAATTTGAAATTCTTGAACAATATTTTCATACTGTCGAACCGGTAATACAAATCTAAATTCTTGATCGGCTGTTGAATCTACTATTACTGGAAGATTATATATACGATTATCTTCCGTAACTGTAATTGAAACCTGACTATTATTTGTAACTGTTATTACGGTATCATAATAAGTCAAAAATGGAATTCCTTCAGCTAAGAATTTAAATCCTTCAGCCATTGTAATTGTAACATCATTACTTGTGAATGTGAGTGGTATGGTAACAAGCACATTAGCTGTTGCATATGAAGCCTCTTGAGTGTTATATCCTAAGAATGCTGCCAAATTAAAAACTGACTCATCTAATTTAGCTTTTGTTAAAAAGAACTCATTATATACAGATGATTCATAAAAAACTAAGTTAGCAGTCAATGTGGCTAAGGTCTCAACTAAAAATGATAAGAATGAACCTTTGACTAGCTCAACATTCTCAAGTTCCAAATACGTTCTCATATATTCGGTGATCTGATTAATAATCTGATCTCTTGAAGAATATATTTGACTACTTAAAGTTGTGGTTGCCATTTTTACCTCTTTTATATTGTAAAGTAAAAGCCAGTGTTAGGATCATAAAGATCGTTTAATCTATCTTTAATAGCAGAATTTTTAATCATCATTCTTGTTAAAAAAGCTGCTTGAGGAACTGTATAAATTTTTTTGGTATATTCGAAATATGTATAGACATTATTAACTTGTTCTTCTAACTCTGTTGTGGTTCTCGATTGAATTGTTTCAATTTTTAATTTCCAATATCTCCTGTCAGCATTAGCAGATACTTCAATTCCCGAAACGACAAACATTGGATAGACATCGTTTGTTGGTCTTAGAAATGATTGTTCTAATTTAATGATGTCGTTTGGGTATGGTGTTATTCCATATGAACTTGGAATTATAATATGGGTTTCATTCATTTTGGTATAACCACTCTCCTGACCGTCAAAAATGGTCGAAATTTCGTCCACAAAATAGACTGGTACTAAGAGATACTTATTCCATTGAATACCCGATAAATCCCCTATTTTTTCATAAGCACCACCATATATTTTTGTATCTTCCCATACAGTTGATGTTGTGTCAAGATTATAATATGTTGTGAGATATCTTACGTGATCTTTTGAATACTGGTCGTAAACCATATTTTGATATTCATGGACATATTGATACAATCTTTCATAAAATTGAAAATTGGACATTTTAACTCCTTATATTATTTAATATGTGACCATGATTTTTTGGTTTTTATATCAGATATTGTAACTGGATTAACTCCAAATTTTTTTGCTATTTCTTTATTGGTTAAAAATCCTTTATTTAAGTCCTGTTTAATTTTAATAATATTTTCTTTTGTTAATTTTGAATTTCCATTTTTTTCACCCTTCTGAGATTGTAACTTTAATTTATATGAATATTTAACATTTTCTGAATGTGATATTTTTTCTAAATTGATTAATAAATTATTTTCTTTATTTCCATCTATATGATGAATTTCAGTTTTTCTCAAAAATTCTTTATTAAAATTTTCGTAAACTAATATATGAATTAATTTATTGTATTTTTTTCTTTCTTTAATTATATTTACTTGTAAATATCCATCTTTTCGTTTTATTAATTTTAATATTTTTCCAATATGGGTATTCTTACCTTTTTTGATTCTTTTAATTTTCCAGTATTACTAACTGCATAATTAGGAAATTCGTTTATTATTTTCCATTCTTCTTTCATTTTTATCCTTGAATAAATTTTAATCCTTCTGTTAGTATTTGTTTATAACTTTTTATTAAATCAGATCCATTACAAATTTCTAGTATCATATTTATAATTTCTGATTTTGATGCTTCATTTATAATATAATCAATTGCAATTTTATCATCTTCAATTTTTTTCATCTCTTGACATATTAATTTACGACCAGTATTTAAAAAAGATTCCTCCAGTTTTTCTAACTGTTCAACATGACCTTCATGTTCTTCTTTTTTTTGAATAAAATAATCAATTAAAGATCGAATTTTTTGAACACATTTTTCAGTATTTTTTTCGTTTCTACATGCACCTTCAACCTGAGTTCGTATTTTAATGGCCATATTTCTAGCATTGATTGCCATAGCTTGATGATAACATTTTTGAAAATCGATAGTGTTCTCATTGGCAGATTTACAGTTTTTCTTTGAGGCTATATTCAGTTTGTTATATATTTTATTCATTGTTGCTTTAGTATATATATCTGCCATTATTATTTCCTCTTTGATCGACTTTTAAATAATGATAATTTTTTCGTTGCCATCATTCCAATATGTTTTGGATGAATATCATTAACCTCTAGATTAATCTTACCACGTAAAACATATATTCGTCTTTTATCTGTACTGTACTCAGGTTCATAGGTCAAACTTAAAGGTGATTTTAAATAGTAACCTGGAGTTACAAATTTATATTTATATTTTCCTTGGCCTATATCTTTTCCAACACATTTTAATTCTTCTAATGTGAAAAAACGTTTACCGAATATTTTTTTTTCATTTTCAATAACACTATTCACAATGTCTGGAGTTCCCCTCATTATAAGAGCACAAGCATAATCATCTGGTTCTTTAATTATTTCACCGACAATTACTAAATACATTGATTCATGTTCACTTATCGGGACAACAATATTGTGGACATTTCCAGAATGTTTCTTACGAAAGATTCCAGAATACATTTTTAAAATGTTATATTTAAAATATTCAGTGAACATTTATTTACTCCTAAGACTGACGAAGAAAATTGAAATATACTGATTCATCAATCAATGCCGATAAATTACCTTTTAAACCTTTGTATTCAACATCTACAACAACATTAAATCCTTTTTTATTTGATAAAAAATTAATTGTGATATTTGTAACTTTGGCTCTATCATCATATTGTGCAAGTTTTGTTCTAATCTCATTTTGAATATTCTGTGATGTGATATCATCAGCAGGTTCGAATATAAAATTTAATAGTTTCGATCCATAATTTTTATCAAATGAACCAGTTCCTTCTGGACTTATAAGTATATTATTCCAGGATGCTAAAATGACCTCAATATCTTTAATTTTAGCAAAGTCTCCACTTGGAGAAATCTTTGCAGTAAAATCAAACAGTTTACTCTTTGATCCTAATATTTGTTTATTAAATCTATCTAATAGATTCATTTAATTGTTCCTTATATGAGTCCAATTTTTATTTGATTTAATATATGAAATCATTAATTCGAAACTTAATATTTAGAAAAGTTCTCGATTCTTTCCATATTTCTTTATTCATTTATTAAATATCACGTGAAAGATCGTTTAACTTTTTGTTCTTTTCTTCTTCAATATCAATATTCCATTGAATACAATCTGTGAATCTTTTGATTGGCATTATAAGAATATCTAAGTATGGCATTTTAGTTATTCTCTGACATGTGAATAAGTTTGATTGGAATGTTTTTTTGTATTCCATTATTTTATCATACTGAGAGCACCATACGAAAAAATTGTTCCACCAAATCTATATCAACAATATCGTCATGTCCACAATTGGGGCAATAAGCTTTGCATTTTAATTCGATGGAATATTTTCCAAACATATCATAATATTTTTTATAAATTTCCCTTTTGTCAAGAGGTGGTAAT